TACACCTTAGATATCAGTGCCCTACTTGCAGGATCTAAGTATCGTGGTGACTTTGAAGAACGAGTCAAAGCTGTATTGGCTGCGTTAGAAAAGAAAGGCAAGATCATCTTGTTCATTGATGAAGCACATATGATGAACGGTGCAGGTGCTGCTAATGGAAGTTCAAACGACATGGCTAACATGTTGAAACCTATACTTACCAAGGGTGTTCTCAAGCTGATAGCATCTACCACATGGGAAGAATATCGTAAGCACTTCGAAAGCGATCGTGCGTTGATGAGACGATTCCAGCGTGTGACCATTGAGGAACCGGCACCAGACATGGCAGTGAAGATCCTTAAAGGTCTAAAGAAATACTACGAATCTCATCATAATGTTAAAATCAGCGATGCAGCCATTGAGCAGGCAGTTAAACTCAGCGTTAAGTACATGGCAGATAAAAAACTGCCTGACAAGGCCATCGACATCATTGACTGCGCCTGCGCTAGATATAAACTAAAAGATGACGAGGGCATGGAAGGAGTAGCACAGATCGTTGACATAGAACAGGTCACCTATGAACTCAGCAAGATGATCAACATGCCTTTGGAAACAGTAGCTCAGAAAGAAAGTAAGAATCTTGCTGACCTTGACACACAAATGAAAGGTGTGGTTTACGGACAAGACGGTGCTGTAGATACATTGTTAGATAAAATCTTTGTAAGTCAAGCTGGCATGAAGGCACCTAACAAGCCCATTGGATCGTTTCTATTCCTTGGACCTACCGGTTGCGGCAAAACAGAAACTGCTAAACAATTGTCAGATAAGATGGGCATGCAACTAATACGTTTTGATATGGGCGAGTATCAGGAAAAGCACTCTGTGGCAAGATTGATCGGTGCTCCGCCGGGCTATGTAGGCTACGAAGATAATGCCGGTATGTTGATTACCAAGTTACAAGAAACACCTAATGCTATCTTACTGTTAGACGAAGTCGAAAAAGCTCATCCAGATGTCATGAATATTCTTCTAGCATTCATGGACAACGGTTTTATTACAGGATCCAATGGTAAAGTAGCTGATGGTCGCAACACCATACTGATTATGACCAGTAATCTTGGAGCAGCAGACAATGAACTCAACACTATCGGGTTTGGTGAGCTGGAACGAAATGGCGAAGATGACAAAGCTATTAAGAAACATTTCAGTCCAGAATTCCGTAATAGACTAGATGCTGTGATCAAGTTCTCAAAACTCAGCGGCGACACTGTTATCCAGATCGTTAAAAAGTTTGTAGCTGATCTCAATAGTCAATTAAAAGACAAAGGCATAGAGATTGTAGTCAATGCCAAAGCCACACGTTGGTTAGCTGATCGAGGCTACGACAAGAAGATGGGAGCAAGACCGTTGGCAAGGATCATCGACAACGAGATCAAGAGCCCACTGAGTCGTAGAGTGTTGTTTGGTGATCTAGTAAACGGTGGCAGAGTGACTGTTGATATAGTTGATGACAAACTAGATTTTACTGTTGTAGAAATTCCTAAACCGCTGACTAAGGAAGAAAGAAAAGCTCTTAGAGCGCAAAAACTTGCAGAAGCTGCTAAGGTAGAAGATAATGTTATCGCAGAAGACCAAACTAACGAATCGTAAGTTCTACGGTAAATGGTTGTACAAAGTCAGTCTGTCGTTGGACGGCTGTGTGATGTTACGAACATATGCTGTAGAAGACATTCCAGAAATGCTAAATCATTACAACGAAGATAAATCTGCATATTTTGTAAGTTACCGTAAAGCCGTGGCTAACAAAGAGGCTATTATTAATCTCTGTGAGTTTTTAGCAGCATACGACAAAGACACGTATTCTCTTAGAATTGAACGCAGCCGACTAGACATCTATACAAATGATGTAGATTTTTATGAAACATTATCTATACAGTGTCAACTAGAATTAGTACATCGATTTCAACCTAGTGCAGCGAATGTAGAAATTCTTAAAGATTCACAGAACTCTATTACTGTAGATAAGCTACCCAAAGGCAAATATCAGTATCGTGTGTATCTATTGCCTCACAAAATGTCTAAAGATCGTGAAGGCAAACAGAGGTACTTGAACTGGTTGAAATCTCAGTCCCCTAGAATAACCTGTACTCCTGCTATCGAACGTTGGTTTTTAGTCACAGATTGGAATTGGGACCGTAGATATGTATTGGTTGAAGACGAATCCACACTATTAATGATGAAACTGCGTGGTGCTGACGTTGTGGGTAGAGTATATAACTTTATAGTATGCGATAAATAGTTGATGAGCAGAGAAACCATAGTATTATTATCAAATATTACCGACGACAGTCAGCCCTCTACATGGCAGTACGGCGAAAAACACATAGGTGCAGGCTACTACAAAAACGGTAACGGTGTGCATACTATGACCTTTGAACTGAATAATTTCAAGGGCAGTATCAAAGTACAGGCCACTCTAGACCTAAATCCTGGCATTAACGACTGGTTTGATGTGGTTCTTGACAGCTCAGACACTGTGTTAACTGCTATAGACAGCACACCTGTCACTTCCAACGCTGCCTGCACATTTACTGGTAAATTTGTGTTTATACGTGTGGCTTATCAGTTGGAACAGGGCACAATCACCGAAATCCGATATAATCACTAAACTGTTTGAGACGATAAATATAGTATGACCTCCCGAGGAATACTATGAGAGACTTGTTATCTAAGTTAGACGCTATCGTAAGCGAAACAGAATTAAAAAATCCTGAAGACCTTCAGGCTAAACGCAAAGCCCTTCAGGATTTGCAAATGGATCCCGTTGCTTCTCAAGATCCAGAAATCAAACAAGCAATTATACAGCGCAAATCCGATCTTGAAAAAGAGGCCAAAGCCAAAGGATTTTCAGAATCTTTTGAAATTGGAGACGAGTTTGGCATTAGTTTTTCCGAAGATCACGAAATTTCTACCACAATCATAGACATTCTAGAAGATGGTATTGTGATTGAACTAGATGATGCTGCAATGGAAATGTTGACCAACGAAGGACTGACCTTTTTAGAAGGTGAAATAGTTACCGAAGAAAAACAAAAAGGTGTTGATGGCAAGGCCTGCTGGAAAGGTTACAAGCGCATGGGCACTAAACAGAAAGGTGGCAAGACCGTAGACAACTGTGTTAAAGTAGGTGAATCTTTAGACATATCCGAAAAAGCACCTCCAGGGGATAAAGCAGAACGCATGGTCAGGCACATCAAGAAAGGGTATGCCGACGATGGCCAACTGACCAAGAAAGAAAAAGGTATTGCTTATGCCACAGCATGGAAGCAACACAACAAAGAAAAGAATGAAGACCATGGTCCAGAAAATCCAGAAGCTCCCGTAAACTACGGTGAATATGACCGTGAAGGCGATATGGCCAAAGATCAATTACGTACTATCGATGATGCCGCTGAAGAACTATATTCGATACTTGATGCCAACGAAAATCTTCCAGAATGGGTTCAGAAAAAAATAACTCTAGCTGTAGACTATATCGACACTGCTCGCGACTATATGAAGTCCAATAAGTATGCCGAAGATATTCAAACTGACGAAGCAGAGTATCAAGGACGTAAAGTACAGCTAGGCAAAAAAATGGCCGGCGATGTTAAGAAGTCAAAAGTATATGTAAAGAATCCGCAAGGCCGTGTTGTCAAAGTAAATTTTGGCGACAAGAAGATGCGCATTAAAAAATCCAATCCAGCACGTAGAAAATCATTCCGTGCTAGACATAATTGTGCTAATCCGGGACCTCGTCATAAAGCCAGATACTGGTCTTGTAGGAGCTGGTAATGCTGTTAAGAGAAATGTTTTCGCCTATTGGCGCACCCAAAGACGACCAGCAAGAAATTGATTACTTAGACGATCTAAAATTTTTCATCGACAACGATTCAAAAATGTTAGATCAATATTTCTTTCCTGCTGTGAAACGCCATCGTGAACACCGCGGCAATCCCAATGTATTCAAAGTTTATATCCGCCCACTAGAACAATGCATGAGTCACTATTGTGATCAATTCGACATAGACGATGCAGATAAGAAATTCCCCAAAGATAAACTCATAGACTTAGCCAAACGCATTGCTGAAGAGCAAGAACGTCACATTGAAAAAGGCGACTACGACTGATGCTGTTAAAACAACTGTTCGAAGACGGAACCAAGCATGTGACATTCTGTTTTGGCAGAATGAATCCTCCTACGATTGGTCACAAGCAGGTATTAGATACTATGAAAAGCCAAGGTGGCGAAATGAAGATTTTTGTCAGTCAAAGTCAAGACAAAAAGAAAAATCCCCTGGACTATGTGACTAAGATCAAATTCATTAAGGAAATGTTTCCTCAGTACGCCAAGGATGTAGTAGAGAATGCAGCACTAAACACCATTGGTAAAGTAGCCAGCTATCTGCACGAACAGGGATACAACGCTGTGACATTTGTAGCAGGGTCGGATCGTTTAGAAGATATGAAAAGTCTTCTTACACAGTACAACGGTGTAGAAGGCAAAGCACACGGGTTCTATAAATTTGATGTTATTGATTTTGCCAGCAGTGGAGACCGTGAAGACGGAGCCGAAGGTGTAGCAGGTGTCAGTGCCAGCGGTGCAAGAGCAGCCGCTGCGAATAATGATTTCGAAGGATTTCAAGAAGCCACTGGCGCAGGAGAGTTGGCCAAACCGTTGTTCACTGCTGTGAGAAATGGTATGGGCATTAAGGAAGAAGTAGAAGAAGGGTGGAAAAGTAAAATTGCAGGTGCTGCATTAGCAGGTGCTGCTGCACTAGGTGGCGGTGGGGCTTACGCTCAAAGTTCAGGCGAAGACTTTCTTCCAGATATTGTTGCACACGTTACGTTTAAAGTTGACGGTAAAGAAATAACCAAAGATATTAATTTAGGAACAACATATAAGTCTCCAGGAGAAGCTTCAGAAGCTCTTGAAAAGTTTTTAAAATCTAAAGGTATAAAATATTACAATTTTAATCTTGAACGTGTAAAACCTAAAGACAATGACTATTTAGATAAAACTCCTGCTAAGAATTCACCAGACCTAAGTAATTTTAGTACATCGTATCTGCAAAAAGTTGCAGCAGGCGAGCATCCGAGACCTATGGTCGATAAAGACGATGCTAAAAAAGAATTAGCTAAAAGACGTAATGAAAGTGTTTCAGAAGCACCTATCGAGATGGATCCAGCAGATCCAATGGATCCAATGATTCACAGTCATGATAAAGCCAATCCTGCTAAATTAAAGTATCGCATGCTACGTGCGGCCGGACAACTAAAAGATCTAGCCAGTCGAGCTGAGAATGCCAGTCCGGGCGAGTGGCAACTAATGGCTCGTCAGTTTGACGAACTAAAAATGAATATGGAACAGATTCGCCACGCTCTAGAAGAACTAGGTAAAATAAAAAGCAAAGGTGGCATTAGGTCAAGAGGTATCACTGTATGAGAGCAAAAGATTTTGTACCGCCTAGTAAACCTCGTAATTTTGTAGCCAAGAATCAAAAGACTGCAGGTGCTGGCGCACACAAAGATAAAAAACGTGCAGAGAAACAAGGCAATGTCAAGCACAAGCAGAAACAGTTTGAAGAAGATGTAGAGCAAGATACTAATTCAAAATAAAAAATATCATGGACGAATTAGACGAAATTAAAAAACTTGCAGGTATTAACGAATTTCGAGGCTATCAGCCGTATGGTGGCAGCAACATAAGTATTACCGGAAATGAAAAAGGTGAACTTATGAAAAAACATAATATTAAACCAGGCACTGATGAATGGTTTCAACTGTGGTTTAGTAAACCATACTTAACTGGTGAAAAACCTGTAGGAAAGTAAAAATGGTCGAGATAACAGAATCAGCAAAATCTAAAATAATGGATCTATTGCTAGAAGAGAATAATCCCAAGCTGGCATTACGCACATTTGTACAAGGTGGCGGGTGCAGTGGTTTCAGCTATGGCTTTACCTTCGACGAAACAAAGAACGAAGACGATTTTGAATTTCCTATCAACGAACAATACAATGTGTTTGTCGATGCAATGAGTATGCAGTATCTACAAGGTGCTGTTATTGATTACAAAGAAGAAGCAATGGGCAGTCAGTTTGTTATTACTAATCCTAATGCACAATCAACCTGCGGCTGCGGCAGTAGCTTTTCAGTATGAACCCAAACAATTACCCAGTATATCCAGAGGACGACGGTTATGACACTCCAAAGAACCCTTACAGCCCTGTGTAATAAATTTATCACAGGTTTAGCAATTTATGGCATCAGCATGAGCCTAGCCTATGCTGGATATGTCGGACAAGACTATGATCCACAATATGATTGGTGCGATCCTAGGTTCTGTTGCCCTCCAGGAAATCTAGATGAGAGCAAGTGAATTTGTTGTAGAAAAACGCCGTAAGCGTAGGCCTCGATGGGCTGCCTACGGCCCGGGTCCTTACGGCGGCTACGGATACTATGCTGGATATAGTGGTGACGGCGGATCCGCAGGCGGAGACGGTGGTGGGGAAAGTATCGAGCATGAAAATTTTGCGGATGGTAAAAAGCCCGGACGCAAAGGACTGGCAAAGCGTAGTGGTGTTAATACCAAGGCCAGTGTTAGCAGCCTAAGAAAAACTGCTAAAAGCAGCACAGGCGAAAAAGCTCGCATGGCACATTGGTTAGCTAACATGAAAGCGGGCCGTGCTAAAAAGAATAAATAATAGTATGAGAATATCAGAAATTCTAGAATCGGCAACAGCAGGCGCTACCAGTGCTGGTAATGTCGCTATAGGTGCTGTATACAAAAATAAACCCGGAAAAACGGCAAAAAACAAAGACGGAACCGCAAAAAACGCATTAGATCTTAAAGGAACTAATCTGTTAACTGGCGGCTCTTTAGTAAAAAGATAAATACATAATACACTTTTAGGAATGTGACCATGGACTTCAAATCGTTAATCAGCAAGATAGAAAGTATCGACGGCAAGATCGATACTCCAAAAGCACCAGAACTACCAAAATCTGTGCAATTAAATGAAGATGCACAATTGCGTGTTCTAAGCGGCCGTACTACTTACGTTGCCGAAGCTAAAAAGAAAGCTGAGGAAGACGTTAAAGAAGCAGACGACATGAAAGTAGGCGATAAGAAAAACATTGCTACCGGGACTGTTGAAAAAACAAAAACAGGTATTGTTCATAAGAGCAGCAAGGCTTATGGCGGCAGTGAAGAAAAAGAAGCTGATGACGAAGATGACAAGCCAAAGAAAAAAGCCAAGAAAGAAAGTGTAGAACCTCAGTTTAAAAGCAAGTTCATGAAAATGGTCGAAGCCAAGAAAGAAGAAGCTGCTGATAAGAAAAAGAAAATGGCTAAGAAAGAAAAGATGGCAGAAGGATCTAAGCCAGACTTCTTGGACGTTGATAAAGACGGCGACAAGAAAGAGCCAATGAAAAAAGCTGCTGCTGACAAAGGCGATGACAAGCCAGCTGGCAAGAAAGGCATGAGCGACAAGCAGGCCAAGTACTTTGGTAAGAAAACAGAAAGCGCAATGATGCCTAAAGGCAAAAAGCGTCCTGTAAAAGAAAGTGTAGAAACAAAATTATCTTTCAAACAGATGGTACAGTTGGTACAAGAAAGCGGTGGCCAACAACAGATCGATCCTGTAGACAAAGCATTGTTTACATGGGCTGAACGTGTAGCTCAAAACAAACTAGGCGAAGGCATGAAAGCCGATTTATATGCAGGGTTAGTTTATGAGCGCAACGGTGGCGTATTTGAAATGTACGATGTACTAAGCGAAGCACAAAAGTAATTTAACCAAAAAGTGTTAAAAGGCCAGTCATAGGTTGACTGGCTTTTTTTATGGCTATATAATAGTCGTATAGGAGAGAACAAATGACAAAAATGTACGGGCCAGAAGAAAAAGCCAAATTAGAAAGATTGATTAACGAAGGATCAAATGTTCTGCGAGAAGTTGAAGATCTACAAGAAGGTCTCAAAGAAACTGTAAATGCTGTCGCAGAAGAATTACAGATCAAACCTAGTTGGATCAACAAGGCAATCCGCATTGCACACAAAGACAATTGGAAAGATCACGAAGCAGAGTGGAACGAGATCGAAATGATCCTCGGTGTAACAAAAAAACTGCCTGAATGAATGAATTATTAAAACCAACTTTTGATTGGATTCGAGATGATTGGCGCAGTAACAAGTTCCGTTTTATTATTGAGCTGCTTGCTTGGGCTATCAGTATTGGGTGTAGCCTGGTCATGGCTCTTACAGTTCCCACTCCACCTTTACTTATTTTATATCCTATCTGGATTCTCGGTTGTGCTTTGTATGGTTGGGCTGCTTATACTAGGAAATCATTTGGGATGTTGGCTAACTACATCCTGTTGACCACTATAGATACAGTTGGCCTGATAAACATGATAAGTAAGTTATAATATAGATGGCAGGCGTGGCCATAAACCGCACATTGGTATTTGCAAGCCGTAAATTGCATAGGAGAACAAATGAGTTTCGTGGACGCATACTACGATCGCGACAATGACATTATACGTGTCGTTGAGCGTGACGACAAAGGGCAGAGGCATTTCAAAGATTATCCTGCCAGACATATATTCTATTACAACGACCCCAAAGGCAAGTTCCAATCCATCAAGGGCGAACCCTTAAGTAGAGTTAGTTCTAAGAATGTCAAAGAGCATCGCAAAGAACTTGCCATACATTCAAACAAACGGCTCTACGAGTCAGATATTAATCCTATCTATCGATGTCTAGAAGATCACTATCTTAATCAAGATGCTCCTAAACTGAATGTAGCATTTTTCGACATCGAGGTAGACTTTGATCCGGAACGTGGATATGCATCACCTGATGATCCATTTATGCCCATCACTGCAATTGCTGTTTACCTACAATGGATGCAGACCATGGTGTGTTTGGCGATTCCTCCCAAGACACTGAGCATGGAAGAAGCAACTAAAGCAGTCGCAGAATTTCCTAACACTATGCTGTTTGACAACGAAGCAGACATGTTGAATACTTTCTTGGATCTAATACAAGAGTCGGATGTATTAAGTGGTTGGAATTCAGAGGGCTTTGATATTCCATATACTGTTAATCGAGTTACTAAAGTTCTCAGCAAAGAAGATACCAAACGATTTTGTCTATGGAACTGTTTACCTAAGAAACGTGAATACGAAAAGTTTGGTAAAACTGCTACCACCTATGACTTCATTGGTCGTGTTCATATCGATAGTCTAGAATTATATCGCAAGTACACATACGAAGAACGTCACACTTATCGATTAGATGCTATTGCTGAATATGAATTAGGCGAGCGCAAAACACAGTATGAAGGCACGTTGGATCAATTGTACAACAATGATTTTAAAACATTCATCGAATACAACATCAATGACTGCATGCTTCTTGAAAAACTTGATAGAAAATTAAAATTTATCGACTTAGCTAATACCATTGCACACGAAAACACAGTGTTAGTGGCAACCACTATGGGAGCAGTGGCAGTAACTGAACAAGCTATTATTAACGAAGCTCACCGCAGAGGTATGATAGTTCCTAATCGCAAAAAGATGGAAGAGCACGGAGACACACAAGCTGCTGGTGCTTACGTTGCATATCCAAAGAAAGGTATACATGAGTGGATTGGCTCTCTTGACATTAATAGTCTCTATCCTAGTGCTATTCGAGCGTTGAATATGGGCCCTGAAACCATCGTCGGTCAGTTGCGACAGGATGGAACCAAGGACTATATTGCAGCTGAAATGTCTAAAGGAAAATCATTTGCGTCTGCCTGGGAAGGTATATTCGGTAGTCTTGAATATTCTGCTGTGATGAACAAAGAAGTGGGACGTGAAATCAATATCGATTGGGAAGGTGGCGGGTCGGATACGCTGAGTGCGGCTCAGGCCTACGATCTTATATTTGACAGCAACCAACCTTGGATGATATCAGCTAATGGTACTATATTCACATATGAAACCGAAGGCGTGATTTCAGGACTGCTGGCTCGTTGGTACAAAGAACGTAAGGAAATGCAGGCTAAGCTGAGAGAATGTATCCAAGCTGGCAACAAGATTGAAGAAGAATACTGGGACAAGCGACAGTTGGTCAAGAAGATTCTGTTAAACAGTCTATATGGTGCGATTTTAAATCCGGGCTGTAGATTCTTTGATAACAGAATTGGTCAGTCAACTACACTAACTGGTCGACAAATTGCCAAACACATGGCATCAAAAGTTAACGAAATTATCACCGGAGAGTATGACCACGTAGGCAAAGCGGTCATATACGGTGACACAGACTCTTGTTATTTTTCAGCGTATGCTACACTGAAAAAAGACATTGAGAAAGGCCTGATTCCTTGGAACAGAGAATCAGTTGTTGAACTTTATGATACCATAGGAGATACAGTCAATGGCACATTTGTCAAATTCATGCAAGATGCATTCCACGTCCCCCGAGCTAGAGCCGAGGTCATCAAAGCAGGTCGCGAAATTGTTGCAAGCAAAGGACTGTTCATTACCAAAAAGCGATACGCAGTGCTCTACTACGACAAAGAAGGTAAACGAGCAGACACAGAAGGCAAACCAGGAAAAATTAAAGCGATGGGGCTTGATCTCAAGCGTTCAGATACCCCGGTTGTTATACAAGACTTCTTGAGTGAAGTGTTGACTAAGACACTAACTGGCGTGACCAAAGAAGAGATCCTACAATATATCACCGATTTCCGCACAGAGTTTAAAACTCGACCGGGTTGGGAGAAAGGTAGTCCCAAACGTGCTAACAATATTACAGAATACGCTGCCAAAGAAAAGAAGGCAGGCAAGACTAACATGCCCGGACATGTCAGAGCTTCATTAAATTGGAACACTTTGAAGCGAATGATGGACGACAAGTACTCAATGCAGGTAGTAGATGGCATGAAAGTGATTGTGTGCAAGATCAAAGACAATCCTATGGGGTATACTTCTGTGGCCTATCCTGTGGACGAACTGAGATTACCGCAGTGGTTCAAGGATCTGCCTTTCAACGATGCCGAAATGGAAACCACTGTGATCGATGAAAAGTTAGGAAACCTTATTGGTGTATTGGAATGGGACATCAGTTCAACAAGGTCGGATAATACATTTAACAAATTGTTTGATTTTGAGTAATTTAGCGGTTGCTTTTTACTCAAGATCTAAATATAATCTTAATATACAGGAGAATTCTCAATGAAAGATATTTTACAAGACATCGTTAGCCATACGCAGAATCTAGGCTTCTTGACCACAGTCAAGGTAACAGGCACAGATAAAGGCACAACTGTTAACTCAATGGCCGATGACCGTTCAGTTATCATGGAGGCAGAAACTGCTAATCCATACCCAGATATGATCGGTGTGTTTGGTATGCCGCAACTGAACAAGTTGAAATATCTCTTGGAAGGTGCAGAGTACAAAGAAGGGGCAAAGATCAGTATTACCACAGCAGAACGCAACGGTGAAACTATGCCAGTGGGTCTACACTTTGAAAACAAAGACGGCGACTTTAAAAACGACTATCGCTTTATGAATCAAGAAATCATCAATGAAAAGATGAAGACTGTGAAGTTTCGTGGTGTTAAGTGGGATGTTGAAATTGAGCCATCAGTGACTTCTGTGCTCCGATTTAACTTCCAAGCAGGTGCTAACTCAGAGCATCCAACATTTCTTGCCAAGACAGAAGGCGGCAATCTTAAATTTACATTCGGTGATGCATCGACACACGGCGGTGAGTTTGTGTTTGCACAGAATGTTGCAGGCAAACTAGATCGCGGTTGGACTTGGCCTGTGTTGCCAATCTTGAGCATACTTAAGATTGCAGATACCAACACCACTAAGATGTCGTTGAGCAATGAAGGTGCTATTCAGATCACTCTAGATAGCGGACTTGCTACTTACAAATATATCATCCCAGCACAAGCTGCCTAAATATGATCAAAGGTTTACAAGGCGTAACAGGCATTACGGTTGGTGGCGGAAATACCGCCCTACCATATGTCGGTCCAAACTCAAGCAACCCAATGACTGGGATGATGCGTATCCACAACACCGAACTAGAAGTGTTTAACGGATCAAATTGGCAAATGCTAT